GTGTCCGAAACGACTGAGTTCACGTGCGCAGGGGTAACATTAAAGCCCCTGAACGCGTCCATACCACAACTCTCCCTGAAGTTTCCTTCAGTATGAGTCTTGGAACGGTTGACCTTAAGGCCGAGAACTTCCAACAGTCGTGTTACCCTGGAGATGTGGATTTTTGGGACAATCATGTCGTCACCAAAAACCCTGACCCGAGACAATGCGTCTCCTACCCTTTCCTTGTTAAGAGCACCCCCTTCATCCGTGAGGATGGCGGAAGCACTAATCAGGGCAAAAAGGATAGACTGCACCGGGAAGGTGCAGGCCGAACCCATGGTGGTGAATTTCCTGAGCTGATAAGGCCCAGAAATGTCGGAAGGGGCGAACCCCGACCGATCAACAATCCACCGAGTGCGAGAAGCGTGAAAGGCACTAAGTAGAGCAGGTGCCCTACGAAAACACCGTTCAACTACCCACAATGAGATCCGATCACTAGCGGCCGAAAGGTCGATAGTGCAAAGATCTCCCGAATGGGATGCTTGCAAGGTTAACTCCTGTGAAGGAGTTTGGTCATGAAGGGAAATTGCTCTCCCCAAGTAACCACCTTCAATCTGATGAACTAAATAGTCGAGAATAATTTGCTGACACCACTGATGTGATGTTGGCTCACTCGCTACTAACCTGGGGGCCTTGGCGGTCTTAGGCACTGTAAACAGTGCACTAGGGGCCTCAAGATCCCAGGATTCATTAGATGTAGCCTCAGCCCAATAACTGAAGTCAGCGAAAGCTAAATCAGCATAGGGAAAAGAGCTATCAAGCTTTTCAGTCCAGTTGGGGAAAGAGTACTTACTCAATCCCCTCCTGAGGTCTGAAACGGCACCGGGGCCATGTCTTGCTCTGAACTTGAGGGGGTCAAAGCCTTCAAACTTGCCGATGACGGTGTCACAGACAAATTGGAAGACTTCTGCCTCTCTTGTATCGAGAGCGGAGCTCCCTCCAACCGAATCGAAAGGTTGGAAAGGAGGATCTTCAAGCTCAGGAGCATCACGAAAGTGAATACCCCGAAGGCTATGGAGATCAATACAATCATCCACCCAGTTGAGGGTAGGTGACCGGACTTCCCGGTCGGTGAGATAGAAATCTCGGATCGCTTCCGCGGTCCTTGATTCAGAACAGTCATGACGAAATCCTTTGGCAAAGTAAAATACCTGCCTCAGGAACGCCACAGCTGTGATATCTGCATCCGATCGAAGACTACCATCAAAATGAAACACCCTCAACATCATTCCCGAGATCAATCTCGGCAATGGTGACCGACCCCACCTCGTGCCCGAAAGCGCGAGACAAGGACGGCTGTAGAGTCCAGCAGAAAGACAAGCATCGAAATGCTT